CGTAGCAATTGTTACAGCACTGCAAGCATCTATTAATAGCAATCAAGATATTCGTGGTGAAACATTCGAATATAACTTGATTCTGTGCCCAGGATATTCAGAAACCGTTGATGAAATGTATAACTTGGTTATCGATATTCAAGAAGAAGCTATGGTTATTGGTGACACACCTTCCAACTTGGATCCAGATCAAGTTGTAGCATGGGCCGCTACAACTGGCCGTACACAGACTCGTGACGTTGCATACTACTATCCATGGAGCTTGGCTTCCAATCTTAACGGTGAAAATTGTGTAGTAGCAGCTTCAGGTACAGCTCTACGTACTATCACAAATAGTGATGAAATTTCCGAAATTTGGTTCGCTCCAGCAGGTACACGTCGTGGTATCGTATCAGGCGTAACCGATATTGGTTATGTTGTAGGTACACTTGGTACTCCAACGTTGTTTGTGCCCGTAGCCTTGAATCAAGGTCAACGAAACAATTTGTACAAATATTTCACAAACTTGAATCCAATTGTATTCTTCCCTGGACGTGGAATTCTAGTTTGGGGTCAGAAAACATCTGCACCAGATGCTAGCGCACTTGATCGTATCAACGTTATGCGTCTTGTAATGTACATTAAACGAAGTCTTCGCAAGAACACAATGAGCTTTGTGTTTGAGCCGAACGATCAGCTCACCCGCGATAACTTGAAGGCTGTGGTGGATGCATTCCTTGGTGACTTAATTGTCAAACGAGGTCTATATGACTTCGCAACGGTTTGCGATGAAACAAACAACACGCCTGATCGAATCGATAGGAACGAAATGTATATTGATGTAGCTTTGAAACCGGTGCGCGCAGCCGAATTCATTTACATCCCAATGCGAATCGTTGCTACGGGGGCTCAGATCTAATAAATAGGCTAAACAAAGGAGAGCAGCGTGTCAACAATTAATGATATCGGAATCCCAGGCGTCGGCACAGGTATTTTGCACCCAAAGCAAAAAAACCGTTGGCGCATAACATTCGCAAATTTGGGTGGAGGAGCAGATAGTCAGCCTGTGTCAATGCAAGCTGTTAGATTCTCTCGTCCAAAATTGAATTTTGCGGAAGTAGAATTGCATCGTTATAACTCAATTGCTTACATCGCTGGTAAGCACTCATGGGATCCATGTACATTCACGTTGCAGGATGATGTGACAGGAACAGCATCTACTGTTCTTAACTCTCAATTCCAGAAACAACAGTGGTTGATTGGTGCAGAAGGTCAATGGCTAGCAGCAGCCGGTGAAGGTTCATTATACAAGTTCGTTACATACTGTGATCAGCTTGATGGTAATGACGTTGTTATTGAAAAATGGACAATTGAAGGTTGTTGGATCCAAGCCGGTAGCTGGGGTGATCTCGACTACTCATCAGGAGATCCAATCGAACTTGAAATGACAATTCGTTATGATCACGCCCGCCAAGCAATTGGTGGTTACGCACAAGGTCAAGGTATTGCAACAGGTGGTGCTGGTCGTACAAACGGTTAATAACACTACTTAGAACTAAAAGAAAGAGCCGGTTTCCCGGCTCTTTCTTTTTGCAGCAAATCTCAGTGTGGATCCATTTTATAAATAGGGAAAAGGAGAATTATTTTGGCACAAGATCCACGAGCCAACACCCAATTAGTAAAACCTTGCCCTCCGGCGTATTTGGGTAGGTCTGCTGCCGAACTTAGTAATTCTTCCAACGATGCTCGAAAATTCTATAATGGTATTGGTAAAGTTGGCGATCTTGAAGTTTTAAACAACAAAAGAATATTTGGATCGGAAGGCTCTCGAGTTGGACAAGGATTACGCACACTTTCAAGCGTGTCTAATAGTGTCCGAACAGGATGTGGTGCCTTGCCAACTGTTATCGGTTCGGCTATTGGAACAACGTTAGATCAAGGTGCAAATTGGGTATTAGATAACGTGGGGTTCAGCAAGACCATTGTCGATCAGGTGCAATATTTCAGTCCAGCAATTGCAAACCAGGCTTACGGTCAAGCAAAGCAGATTTTTCAAAAAGTACAACAAGGCAATTTTAAGCTTACTGATATTCCTAATGCCCTACAAGATTTTCAAAACTTAGAACGCCTAGCACGAAATATTTATAATCCACCAGCTGCAGTAACATCAATATTTCACCAATTCTGTGAAGCATCACCATACGCAATTGATATGGCTATGCGTAATCCCAAATACAAATTCTTATTTTTGGTGCAGTTCATTTTCAATTCTGCGTATACAGGTATTTCTCCTGCAGCGGACTTTACATTTATGGTGAAGAATTCCACACGACCAAATATGCGTATTGATCAGGAAGATGTTAATTTTTACAACTTTCGTTCAAAAGTAATTACAAAGACAGGATTTGAGGATATGAAAATGTCCTTCCATGATGATGGTCAAAACTTGGCAACTCGATTCTGGGTAGCATATCAACGTGCCACATCACCAATTTCAAACTTGTCACAGTGGAGTAGTTTGTCTCTGGCTGAAGAAGATGGTTTGAATTTTGACTTTGTTGACAATGTTGTTGATCAACAAGCAGGTAACGTATCAACACCAGTTACCGCAGCATCAAGTGCATCTCTTGGATCACTAGCTGGTATCGATAAACAAATTATTCAAGAAATTCGACTATTCCACGTATTCAACTGGGGACAGTCAATGAATGTATTTCAATTCTTCAATCCTCGTATTACACAACTAGAGATGGATGATGTTGATATGGCTGTTAGTAATGAAGTTAACTCAATTAACACAACGTTCAACTTCGATAGTGTTTATATTGCTACAGATGTTGCACTAGATTCAAAATACTACGATATCCAAAGCAAACAACGTGGTGCATTCTACATTCTCAAAAATGTTACATCCCCGGGCGAAAGTGGACCAAGCAATATTGGTTTTCAACCTGGCCCACAAGTACCAAATGCAGACCAGTGCAATCCGGGTGGTCTACAAAATACAAAGTCTCCACCGTCGGCATTGCCACCTGGTGCAATTTCTGTTGCACCACTCTAATCATGGCACGCTTTCAGCAAGGGTACTACAAGATTAAACACAAAGAAAAATATCTTGGCGATCCAGCGAAGGTTCGTTATATGTCGTCATGGGAACTTAGTTTTTTTAATTTTCTTGATAACAATCCTAATGTAATACAATGGTCCTCTGAAGAAATCCCCATCAATTATATTAAGCCTACAGATGGAAAAGTTCATAAATACTTTCCAGATGTATTTATGTGTTATAAAAACAAGAGAGGAGAGATTAAATGGGAATTGATCGAAATAAAGCCCAAACAGCAAACACGAGCACCAAAACGAACTTCAAAGCATCGTCTGTACGAACAATTGACATATGCAGTGAACGTAGCTAAATGGAAAGCTGCGCAGCAGTGGTGCATAAACCAGACTCAGTTGACAGGCAAGACTATAACCTTCAAAATCATAACCGAGCAACAACTGTTCGCATAGTGAATGATTGTACCAAACGGTTTATCGAACAAAGCAATCAGGTTCATGAAAATAAATATACATATCCCAACACACTATATCTTAATCGAAATTCAAAAGTTACGATCAATTGTTTAATTCATGGTGAATTCTCACAACATGCAGGTTCACATCTATCGGGAAGCGGTTGTAAACACTGCTATTATGCTCGCACAGTCAAACGATTAACAAAAAGCAATGATCAGTGGGTACAAACATTCCGACTAATCCATGGTGATACATATCAGTATACGTTCACTGAAGACACTCCTACATTTGTAACTTTGTACTGTTTAAAACATAATACCAGTCAGGTTTGTTACAAGTCTAACATCTCTAATGGACATGGTCCTATGTGCTGTCGATCTGCACAATTTCGAACTCAATATCAGAAATCACTGGAAACTTTCGTGTTGCAAGCTAACACTATCCACCACAACAAATATGAATATAATCACGTTAAGTATGTGAATACCCACACGAAAATCCCTATTTTTTGTTCAATACATGGTACATTTGATCAAACACCTCTCAATCATTTACAGGGAGCAGGATGTCCCAACTGTGCAAAAATACAAAAGGCTCAATTTAGTGTTGGTGGCTTCACACATAGACGGTTCTCAACTTACCCCGAACTCAAAAACACACCTGCATTATTATATCTCATTACAGGATTTAATGAGATAGAAACCTTTATCAAAATTGGAATTACAACGAAAACAGTTGATGATCGGTTAAAATTCTCAAGTGTATTTCCTTATGAGTATCACATAATTGGTACTCGCAGTGGATCACTGTTTGATGTGTTTTGCATCGAACAACAGATAAAACGAGCCCTAAAGAAGTTCAAATACAAACCAACTATCATGTTCGGCGGATATACCGAATGCTTTGTAGTAGAAGCAAAGGAACAGCTATCAAAACTTACAAACATAAATATCCTTTAAGATATTTTTAATTAAGGGGCAATAATGCAGCTCAAAAGCTTCCTGGGTGAAAACCGGGCAGAATATATTGCTTCAAAGCAAGGCACTGCACTCATGAAGG